ACGGAGGTTGAAGGATCCCAATAGTCGAAGATGCTGACGCTTGGAAGTTCAGTAGTCGGAAGGAACGTTACAGTCTGACCTACCGGGCCATTTGGAATAGCGGAGAAAGGAGCGTTGACCATTACAGCCGTCGTGTTTTCCACGCTTGAAACGAACCGCATCTCACCCTGATATGTGATCGCCTGCCCAACTACCAGCCCGTGGGGGCTCGCGAACGTGACATAGGAAGTGGTTGACGACGCGGTCGCAGTTCCTCCCGCGAAATACAGCGGACTCGCACCAAGAGTCGCTTGAAACAAAGGTCCGTATCCTGGCATTGAACCAGTGGTCCACGAGGTCATGTAAGTCGTGAGGTCGAACTGGGTCTGCTTACGCATGCTGGCCAGCGCCCCGGAAAATGTTCGAGTCCCGGTCTTATCCTGACGAGCCGGCGTTTCGATCTTCTGTTGCGCGGTCATCGACACAGCCGGAAAACGGTTCGCCGCAACAACTCCGGGAACCTGACCGTAGGAAGCCTCAAGCTGGCAGTACCAGCGGTTGTTATTTGAAGATATGTATGCCACGTTTCACCTGATCTGCAATATTGGAATGTGCTGTTTGCTCAGACAATTAAATCGACGCTCAGGACGATACGTCCTGTTTGTATAAAGTTCTTACCGCCATGTTTTACCGGCCCAAAGGTGACCACGTACCCGCCGGGATAGAACATTCCGTTTCCCCAGTCGCCCCGTGATGCGTCCAAGATCTGACAGACGGCGGAGACATAAGTCTCCAGCGCCGCCTGAATGGTCTCTAATTGGTCTTGCGACTGTCGCACTTCGATTACGGTCTCCGCGGATCCGGAGAAAGTTCGGAACTTCTCCTTCAAGGTGTTACTCAGCTTTTCGCAAAAGATGGTAACCGTCGGATAGCTCAGGATAAGACTTTTCTCGTTCAGATCGGCGGAGGCGTTTCCCGTAACGACGGAGCCAAGCGCAACCGGGGCGACCGGTGAAAGGGTTGCGACGATGGTATTGAGTTGAATGTCTCCATTTGAAGGCGCGGTAAGAATGCTGCTGAGAGTGGATGCGACCGTGCTAGCAAGATTCATTTTTAGCCTCGCATGATCCTTCGCGGTAAATCCCTCGTGACATTTGGTGACTGCCCGGTACCGGGCGCGACGCCGCCGGCCACTCCGGGAAGAATAAATTGCCAAGTCGACCCAATCGCATTCGGCGTGCTGTTTTGCAGGGACAGCGTGCCGGGCGAGGTACCGCCGTACAAGTTCCATCCCACTGCATTCGACGGCGCTGTTGCCGCTTCCACGACCGCGGCGGTCCCCTGCGGCGCAGTGCTCTCGACGACGACGGAGGGGGAACTCTCCTCACCCTCAGTGTTTACGAACGTGACCGTGAAATACGCCGTACCACCCGGCAGAGATGCTGCCTCAAACGTGATCACGGGGGCGGCGGCCTGGGGCAGAGGATCTATCACCAACCCGGCGCCCGTATCAATGAACGAGGTTCGAGCCAGCAACCCAAGACGTTGAAATTCGGCCCACTTGCCTTGATATCGATCATTTAACTGGTTGAAATAAGCGTCGCGATAGACCAGGTCGAGCGAGCGATACGTGTGCCAGAGTTTGAGAGCGGGCGTAACGGCCGTATGATCCGTGTCGAGAGGGGCTTCCCCAAGGACCGGCGCATAGATGGACGCCTCGCGGCCGTAGATTGTCGTGAGTTCGATTTGAAGCTCGCTATAAGCGAGGGAGAGCTTGTTCGTGACGTTTATGCCTTCAGTGCCGGCAACCGAAAGCAGGAACGAGTCCTGCTCAACGAGATCGTCGATCGCGGAAGGCGGTCCGTCCTGGAATAGAGCCATTTGATTTAGTCCTTAGGTCCCCGCGCCGGCTTTGGCCGGCTATCAATCGGTTGCACCAAAGTGAATTGCATCCTTTGGGCCGCTGCCAGAGCCTGAGCCGCCCGCAACGCTTCGGCCTGCTTTTCCCGAAACAATTCTGACTCCGCCTCCGTCGCGAGCCGGCCGCGGCTCTCGGCGATGATTCGCGCAGCCAGTCTCCTCGAGACCTCCGTGAAGGTCCCTTCCTTTCCGCCCTCCGGGGTCTCCAGGCTCGCAATCAACACGTAAGGCGCCGGAATTGTAGCCTCGACGTCCCGGATTTTCTTGAAATAACCTTTTAAGTCCATACCACGTCCTTAGAAAAAGATTCAGGGCAACCACGTTGCGTAGTTGCCCTGTTAAGTTGCCCTGTTAAGCTGCCTTGTGAAGCTGCCTTGTGAAGCTCTCGGTTCCTAGCTATTTACCTGTACGCCGAAGTTGTTCCGAAGAACCGCACAACCATAGAGCACATCCACTGTGAACTGCTGCGCCAGGGTGTTCGGCTGATAGCTCATCGTGACGCGCATCCCGAAATTCCCCAAGTCCGCGTACTCCGCAATCGCGCCTGTACCGGGCAACGGTTGAGGCAGCCGGCGAATTACCAAACCAAGCGCGTTCTTCGTAAAGGCAAGGTTATGAGTCGCCAGCGGCGCACTCCCCGTATAGGGCACGTACTGTGACCTGAATACGAAGAAGTCCTTCAGCTTCCCGAACGTGCCGTCGATGATCGCTCTCAGCCCAGCTTCTCCGGCGGTCTGATACTCACTGAAGCGCGAGATCTGGCGCATCTGAGAGTAAGTATTCGGGTCAACGACCAAATACTTCGCTTCACTCGCCGGCACCATTGCGGCAAAGAGCGCTGTTTCCGCAGCGTCAATCGTCGCCTCCGTGATTGGAGTGCCTGACGTTCCCAGCGGCGCGTTGGCCGTGAAGCCAGCGTATGTATTCAAAAGGCTCGTCTCGATGCTCTCCGCGATAGCGATAACCGCGGGTTCCATGTAGACCTTTAGCAGGTCCGGCACGGCCAGAACACGAGTCACATCCGGAATCTGAAACGTCGCTTCCGCGTGAGTGTTCAGAACGATTTGCGCATTGCCCAGATTCGGATTTTGCGTCTGGACCGTACCGCCTTCCGCGATGTTGTTTGCCACTAACGACGGCGGAATCGGCACGTTGACCGTGTCGCCCGCATTCGCCAGAACAGGCTCGTAATCGCGATTCACCAGGTTACCCATAATCAGGTTACCCACAAGGGCGGGCAAAGCATCGGCCGCCACAAGTTTTACAATCGCGCTCGCTACGTTTGCTGAGGTAATTGCTGCCATTTATCTCCTTCTTTCTTTGTAACTACTTCTCTAGTGCCCATCTCTTGAGGTAACGCGGAGTATCTCCTGCCGCACGCGTTCCTTGTCTTCGCTGCTCATCCTGGGTGAAATCATGTCCGTGTCGACGGCGCCGCGGCCAGCGCTCTGGCGTTGTCCTGTCGTCAAACCTGTTCCGCCGGGAATTCTCGCGGGAAGAAACTCCGGGTTTTCGTGAACGAAGTTAGTGAGGTACTCCTTGATTCCAAATTCCCCGTTTTCGTTCTTGGCCATGAGGCGTCCGTCCTCAGTGCGCTGGATGTCTCCCTGGACGGCCTTGTAGGCCAGGTCGATCTTTGTCACTCCAAGTGATTGCAGCTCACTTCGAATCTTCGAACTCCGCTCGGCCTGGTCCGCAATCTCCCGGCTGCGGCTATTCTCTTCCGCCATTTGGTTGAGACGTCTTTCCAGAGCCTCGCGCTTCCTTCTCTCCTCCTGAAGCTCGGCTTTCAACGCCGGCTCCCTTCTACCCGAGTCCTGTCGCACGTATTCGGCGATCGCGCGCTGCACCAAGGCCTGCACATCCAGCTCCGGCTGCGATTTCTGGTCGTCCATATTTCCTCCTAGTTCGTTTCGGCCGGTATCGGCTTCTTGAGAGCTTCGTCTATCTCATCGACGATCTGCGATTTTATGTTCTGACGCGCGTCGCTAAGATACTTGAGCGCCACTCGCTTGTATAGCTGACCCTTCACCGTTTCCGATGGAATCTGCAGCGCGAGTACGCTGGCCGCGTCTTGAACTTCGTCCGCAAAGCTCTGGATATCGAATTCATCCATTCCGGAGACATCGATTTGAATCCCGTCCTGCCTTGCCTCCGAAATGGCCGTTAGGACCTCCTGGACGGAATCCTTCACTACGTCACCGTAAGACCGGAGAATCTCTTCGGTCACACTGAAGTCCCAGGCCTTGCTCAACCCGCTCTGGTTTGCCCCGCCTTTTCCGCCGCTTATCTCGCTATTCATATAGCAGACGCGGTAGATCTCGTCCTTGAGACTGACCAGGTTGTCGGCGGCGATCTGGTAGACATGCCCTTCCGGCTCCGTCCATCCGAACTTATCTTGAGCCCCAAGCTGAATGAAATAGGATTCACCCATGATTTGAGCGAACTCGCGGTCCGAATACACCACCGGAACCGCGAAAAGCCCCATTGTCAGAGCCCACGCCAGAGCATTTGATTTGTTGAAGTGCTCCAGTTGAAGCAGAGAAACCTTGTTCATCAACCAAAGCCCTTCGGTGACTGAAAGCTCAAAGATAGGAACCTTCTTCTGGCGCGATAGCGCATGCGGGCCAGACGCTACCAGCTCCGGCGATCCATTTCCGCCGGCGGCCGCCGTTTCGCTGGCGTAAACTTCAAAGCTTTCGCGATCGTAGTAAATCCAGCGCGTATGAGTCTTCCAGGATTCGTCTCGAACGCTCGATTGCTTGACAGTAGCGGTTCGAATTACGATCCAATCGAGAACACCGAACTCATCATAGGACCAGTTGATCACCTCATCGGCCGAGTAGTTCACCAGGTAAGCTCTCGATAGACCCGCCTCGTCTTCCTGCGCTCGGCTATAGGCCGGTCCGCCGGAGGAAGGGAAGTCTACCGCAATATAAGACTTTCCATACACCAGAGCGTCCGAAACGGCGCGCCGGAAAAACTCGAATAGCTTTGTTCCTCGCCGATTGCAGTCTTGCACGAAATGGTTGAAGAACTCCTTGCCGTCTTCATTGTCTCCGCTGAATTGGAGGACTGGCTCGCGCCGGAACAACGTCGCCGTGTACCAGTCGATAATGGAGCCGGCATAGTTCTGATAGAACACCCGCAAGAGCCGCTCAAAATAGATATCGTTCGGCTCCTTGTGCCGACGCACGAGGTAGTAAGAGGCGTTCGAATTAAACCGTTCTCCGCCCTCATACAGATCCCGGTACATGCGCCGGCTCTGACGAGTGCGCGCGTACTCGGGATGTTCCCGTGTAATGAAACCGTTGCTACCGGACCCTGTTGTCATCAGAAAATACGCACTTTCTCCGGCTCGATAGGAGCGGACCGAAATTCCTGCCACAGCAGATACCCTAGAGCGTCGGACAGGTGCGAACGCTTGGAATCCTTTTCTTTATCGGGAATCATGGAGCCCTCTTTGTAACTCAGCTCCTCAAAGTCCGCGATAAGTCCCTTGCACTTCGGATCGACGAAAAGATTAGTTTCTCCATCCATATTCAACAGCTTCGCATTCAGCAACGAGACCCGGTCGCGAATCAACGGATTCTTCTGCGGTACCCGTTGTACCGGTGTTAGTCCAAAACGGCTTTTGAAGAACTTCTGGATAATTTCATAATCCGACGAGCCGGTCGAATGGCTATTGCTTCCGGAAGCATCCCCATAGATCCGGATGTTGCGCAAGTATTGTTTATAGAGTCCGGAGAACTCTTCGCACGCTTGTTCGGTTGTTGCGTCGGCTAACTCAATTTCATTGAGAACCAGCGCTTTGCCGCCGTCAATTTGGGCGATGATCGAACACATTGGATTCACGTTGAAATCCAGCGCCCAGAGGAGCGGCTTTCCCGCGTCTATCTCGCACGGTCGCAGATGCGTCGAGCGCAGGAAGTTCCGGTAGACCTTCCCGCCGCTTTGATTGATGTATTCGCCAAGCACTTCCTGCTCGAAGAAGAGCGGGTCATAGGTTTTTCTCAGCCTTTCGTAAAAATCGGGCACAG